GGTAGGTATTGAAGCTGTTTCAATCGTAGAAAACCCAGCAATAGAAAGTGATTTTATAGCACTAGCAGATCAAGAAATAAAACTGGCTAAAGTAGATGATGAGAAAAGAATAGTAATGGGTGCTGCACTTATACCAAACAAGCCAATATTTAGAAAGAGAAACGATACTATGTTTTATGTTTATTTTTCAGAAGATACAGTTAGAAGGTCAAGTGAATTATTTTTTCAAAATGGCAACCAAAGTAATGCAACCTTAGAGCATCAAATGAAAGCCAATGGACTGACTGTAGTAGAATCGTGGATAGTAGAAGGGGAGCAAGATAAATCTAGGATTTATGGTTTAGATGTGCCAAAAGGTACTTGGATGATTTCTATGAAAATAGAAGATGAAAAACTATGGGCAGAAATTAAAGAAGGTAAAAAATACAAAGGTTTTTCTATTGAAGGATATTTTGCTGACAAAGCTTCTATTAAAAAATCAGATGCTAAATCTGAGATGGCAGCTATTGAAGAAGAAGAAGCTGAATACATGCTAAGTAATATTAAAAACCTTTTGTCTAATGAAAGTGTAGAATTAGAAAGCTACAATGATTACCCAGATGCAGTTAGTAACAATGCTAAAAGAGGTAGAGAACTTAATGAAAAAGTCAATAATAAATGTGCTACTGATATAGGAAAAATAAGAAGTGCTGATCTTGAGGCAAAAAGAAACCTATCTGTAGAAACAATTAAAAGAATGTATTCTTATTTAAGCAGAGCTGGTGAGTACTATGACGAAGGAAACAATGAAGCATGTGGAACTATTAGTTATTTATTGTGGGGTGGTAAAGCTGGTTTAAGATGGAGTGAAAGCAAGCTAAAAGAATTAGGTGAAATAGATCTAGCTTCTATGGTAGTTGATGACAATTTTGCAATAATTGATGACAGATTAGCTTACAGTACACAAGAAAAAGCAGAACAAATGGCTAAAAACATAGGTTGTGAAGGGTTTCATGTTCATAATTTTGAAGATAAAGACTGGTTTATGCCTTGTGAAAAGCACGAAATGAAGAAACCTTGCCAAGCTGGCTATGAGCAGTATGGAATGAAGATTAAAGATGGTAAAAAAGTACCTAATTGTGTACCAATAAAATAGAGATGAAGAAAAGAAGAACAGAAAAAATACCATCAGGTAGGTTAAGTAGAACATCCCCAAAAGGTGGAAAGCGTGGATGCTTATGTGCAGACAGTAAAACATACAGTAAAAAATGCTGTGATGGCTCATTACATGCTCAAGGAATAGGAGCTGGTTAAGAAAATCATTTAAAAAGTATATCATTTTGCGCTTTTGTACGACTTACAAGTATGAAGGCGCAAGAAATACTTAGTAAAATCAAAGAAGTTGTAGGTATTGAACTATCTGAAGAAGTATCTGTACAACTTGAAGAAATCAAATTAGACAACGGAACTATTCTAGTTGCCGAAAAGTTCGAATCAGGACAATCAGTTTTTATTAAATCAGAAGATGATGAAAATATTGCTTTACCAGTAGGTGAGTATGCTTTAGAAGATGGCAGAAAATTAATGGTTAAAGAAGAAGGTCTTATTGATGCTATTGGAGAAGTAGAAGTTAAGGAAGAAGAAGTAGAAGCTTCTGAAGAAACTGCAACTGAAGAAGAAAAAGTTGAAGAAACTGAATTAGAAGAGGAAGAAGAAGCAGAAGAAATGAACTACGTAACTAAAGAAGAGTTTTCTAAAGCTATCGAAGAAATTAAAGGCATGATCGAAAAAATGTCTAAAGAAGAAATGAAAGAAGAAGTTGTTGAAGATGTTAAAGAAGAATTATCTGCTGAAGTTGCTGAACCAGTTGTTCACAATCCAGAAGCTAAATCTGAAACTAAATCTTTTTTCAATAAGAGCTACCCAAACACTATCCAGAACAGAATTTATCAAAAACTTAATCAATAATAAAAATAAAATAAAATGGCAACAAGTTTGACAACTTCCTATGTGGGAGAATATAAAGATAAAATGATAGCTGCGGCTTTATTGAGTGGTAAGACACTTGATAATGGTGGTGTTACAGTTTATCCAAATGTAGCTTATAAAGAAGTTATAAAGAAAATTGCACTAGGTAACGACTTAATGGTTGGAGCTTCTTGCGATTACACAGATGCTGGTACTGTAACTATTTCAGAAAGAGTACTAGAAGTAAAAGAATTTCAAATAAACAAAACAGAGTGTAAAACTACATTCTCACAGGATTGGACTAGCGCACAAATGGGCTACTCAGTACCTAATTATGTACTACCAAAGAGTTATGCAGATTTCATTTCTCAGCAGTATGTAGCTAAAATTGCTGCTAATGTTGAAACAATGATTTGGCAAGGTGCTGCTGGAGCAAATGCTTTTGATGGTTTTACAACTACTTGGGCTGCTAATGCTTCTTCACTAGCTGGTGGAGCTGTTGTTACTGGTACTACTTTGACTGCTGCTAATATTGTAGACGAAATTGGAAAAGTGGTAGATAATGTTAGTGCTAACAATTCTGCTTTATTAGACAAAGAAGATTTTATGATTTATCTATCTAACCACGCATACCAAATGTACGTAAGAAGTCTTGGTGGTTTTGGTGCTTCTGGTTTAGGTGCTGCTGGTTATGATAACAAAGGTAACAATCAAGATTTAGGAGATTCTTTATTATTTGATGGAATCAAAATATTTAGAGCGCCTGGTTTACCAAGCAACGATATGGCTGCTGCACAAAAATCAAACTTATTCTTTGGTTGTGGTATTGAAGGAGATCTTTCAGAAATGAAATTGATTGATACTGGAGATACTTTAGGAGACCAAAATGTAAGATTTGTTGCAAGATTCAAAGCTGGTATTCAGACTGGGTTACTTGAGGAAGTTACTTACTATACCTAATTAATTAACTAATAATGGGGAGTTGTAATACTCCCCTTTTTAAAAATAACAAATATGGCATGCGATTTATCAGCGGGTAGAAATGTACCTTGTAAAGATGTAGTAGGTGGGATTGATGCAGTTTACTTCGTAGACTTTGGTGATCTTGGTGCTATCACAGAAAGCTCAGATGAGATTACAGACATGGCTGGAACATTTTCAGCGTATAAGTACTTAGTGAAGGGTAGTAACTCGTTAGAGCAAGCTATTACTTCTTCTCAAGATGCTGGAACTACTTTTTTCGAGCAGACTTTAACATTAAATCTACAGAAACTTACTAAAGAAGATATGGTTCAATTTAAGCTTATGGCTTATGGTAGACCTCATTGTATTGTTGTTGATAACAACGGAAATGCAGTATTAGCTGGAAAAGATTTTGGTCTTAGTGTTTCGGGTGGTAGTATAACTACGGGAGCAGCTTTTGCTGACATGAGTGGAACAACATTAACTCTTTCAGGTAGTGAGAAATTACCAGCAAACTTTATAGCTGGAGCTGTTGCTGGCAATCCATTTGCTGGAATGTCTAGTGCTACTGCAACTGTAGTTGTAGGAACAAACAGTTAAGATGTTTAGTGGGTATTATATGTAAAGTACATATAGTACAGGGTGTGAAAAGGGTGGTTCGATTAATTTTTAACCACCTTTTTTTTTAAAAAATTAGAATGCAGATATTAAGTACAACAGGGGGAACTATAAATTTTATACCTAGAGAAGATATTTCTAGCAGTAAAACATACACTTTAAAAATAACTTCTGAAAACAAGAATAAAGTGATTTTAACGGACTCTAATGCATCAATAGGTAGCAATAGTTTCTATAACACTTATGTAACCTCACAAGCTCTTGTAGAGGGTTCTTTTTACATGATAGAAATACAAAACACTACAGACGATAAATTAATATTTAGAGACAAGGTTTTTTGTACTAATCAAGCTTCAACAACTTATGAAATGACTTCTGGTGTTTACACACAACACAATACAGGAGCTAATGAATACAAATATTACTCTGCACCATGAACAACGTACATTTACTTGAACTAAGCCAATACGAAAAACCCATAGTAACTGAGGAAAAGAACAGAGACTGGGTTGGAATAGGAGAAGATAATAACTATTATCAA